ACTGGTAAGACACACACCATTATGGAGACCATCAACCATATGGGTCTCGTTAAGGGTAAGGACTACGCAAAGCTTTCTGGTAAAGCTACGGCACAAGCCATCTACGAAACTCTATTCCGGTTCCGTAAAGGCGGTATGGTTCTGTTCGATGACTTGGACTCTATGTGGAAAGACAAAGATGCAACCAACTACCTGAAGGCTGCTCTTGATACTTCCAAGGTTCGTGAAATCTCGTCCGTATCTACCCGTATGCTGAATGTCTCGAAATGGGATGACGAACGTCGCGAAGAATACAATGATTTGCTAGACAAAGCCCTAGACAACGAAGGCAAAGTTGATGTCAAGTCTGTAGCAAAAACCATTGATGATGATGATGATGAAGATGAAGAAGGAGCTGATGAAGGAAAATCAGGTTTGGCTAAGATCAAGTTTCCTTCCACTTTCAACTTCACTGGACGTGTTGTGTTCATTTCGAACTTGAAGAAGGAGGAATTTGACTCTGCTATCTTGTCTCGTTCTGCTAAGATCGATATGTCAATGACGCCAGATCAGATCTTGATCCGTATGAAGTCGATTCTGCCTCACTTGGGTGGTAGCGATGTTTCTATCGAAGACAAGCAAGAGTTGCTCGATCACTTGGCGCACATGCATAAGAACAAAGAGATTGACATGTTGACTATGCGGGAATTTGACAAGGGTATGAACATTCTTCGTTCAGGTGTAAAAAATTGGCCTGAACTTCTAGTCTACGCCTAGACCCAAATCGACCGAGTAGTAATTCGGTTTGATAAATACCTCTGTAATCAACTACAGAGGTATTTTTGTATGAGCACAGAACAAACTCCAATTAAACAAAACACTCACGCGGCCCGCCGCAAATACCACATCATCTATAAAACCACTTGTCTAGTGACAAACAAATTCTATTATGGTATGCATTCCACTGATGATTTAAATGATGGATACTTAGGAAGCGGGAGTATATTAGCAAAATCAATCCGCAAGCATGGAAAGGAAGCACACGTCTTTGAAATAGTAGAACATCTTCCATCCAGAGAAGCGCTGTCCAAGCGTGAAAAGGAAATAATTACAGAAGAATTAAGGAAAGACCCTTTGTGCATGAACATTACTGCTGGCGGGATTGGAAATTATCCAGGGAGATGCACGTCCGAAGAAACTCGTCAGAAGCTTTCTATTGCTATGAAAGGCCGAAAGATTACTTGGGCCGACAAAATTAGTGCTACTAGCAAAGGCAGAACTAAGCCAAAAGAGGCTGTTGAGAAGCACCGTCAGAAAATGGCTGGGTACAAATGGGCGCCTGAACAGATTGAAGCTCGTAGACAAGGCCAACAAAATAGTGAAAAGTTCAAAGAGCGTTATCGTGCTGTGGTGATCAATGGTGTTGAGTATGAGCATGTTTCCAAAGCGGCTGAAGTATTAGGTATTTCAGCAAGTACTTTAGGTAAGAGATGTAATTCTAGATACTTTTTCGAGTATCAATTTAAAGATTCTCCAAAAGAGTTCATTGAAAAGATACCTCATCTTAGTAAGGCATTGTTGATTGATGGTGTTGAGTACGCAAACAAGTCTATCGCTGCTAAAAAATTAGGAATGAGCAGTAAAATGGTTTATTCTAGGTGCTCTTCGGATAAATATCCATCATGGCAATTTAAAGATCCAAAATGAAGGTCTATGAACCATTTGATTTATGATAGATTTGATGTGTAGGAATCCAAAGCAATTTCAAGTATCGAATAAATACTTTATGCTAATTATGGGTAAAGCCATGACCAAAATGACGTTTAAACAATTCATTACAGAAGGTGAGCAAGAAGCTAAAGCCCAAGCTTTGAAAGCTGCGGCCGATTTTCTTAACACCGACACTAAGCATTTGAAACCAGTAAACAACAAGTCAATCCAAGAAAAAATTCTAGATGTCGGCCGCGAAATCAAAAATAAGTTCATCAAGACCGTATCTGGTGCATTCGTAGTTCGTATCTTTAAAGCACTTGGTAAACTCTTTGTTCGTATTGAAGTACCAAATGGCGAACACCTCTTCTACGAGGCCGCAACATAACTATGCATCTTATTGAATTCATAGATGCAGCTAACGTTGACACTAAGCTGCAATATCATGACACGCTCAACCCGCTAATCTGGGATGACGAGGATAAGTTGCGGTCTGACGTCAGGGACACTCTGGTAACGATTGCTCGTGAATACTGTGAGTTCATCAAACTGAAGTCTTCTGACGTCTCTGACGTGATCCTGACTGGCTCTAATGCCAACTATAATTGGACCACACAATCTGACTTAGACTTACACATCGTAGCAGACTTCTCAAATATCAAATGCGACTTCCTAGAAGACTACCTTCAAACTAAGAAGGAACTTTGGAACTCGTCACACAACATCACCATATACGGTTACGATGTAGAGCTATATGCTCAAGACACTGACGATCACTTGGTTGCTACTGGCATCTATTCGATCAAGTCTAATCAATGGCTTCTAAAGCCAAAGAAACAAGAACTCAGCATTGATAACTTTGCGGTCCAGTCTAAGGCAGCAGAGCTAATGAATGATATTGACGCTTATATTCTAAGTGGATCTATGGATCAACGTTCAGCTAAAGAGCTGAAGGAAAAAATCAAAAAACTTCGTCGAGCAGGCTTGGAATCTGGCGGTGAGTTCTCAGTGGAGAATTTGACTTTCAAAGCCTTACGCAATAACGGGTACTTACAACACTTAAGTGATTATCTTCGCCAAATCGAAGACAAATCACTTTCATTGGAATTGGAGCCGAAATGAGATTAGAAGAACTATTAGAGTCTAAAGTAAATTATACACGTAAAGAAGGCACACGACGTTTCAGAGTGAAGTCTGATAAGCCATTGACTTTTGACGAAGTGAAAAAACACCCAGACCTTCTCAAATATGCCGGCCCACATACTACTATCATTGATGTGACCGATGAAGAAGATGTTAGCAAAGCTCCAGGTGAAAACAAATGGAACGCTATGGCCAGACTATATGGTCGTGATGACGACGAAATCGTAGTCGCCAACGGATGGAAAGGTCAAGAATGGATTTGCTTGGCAATCAATGTCGAGGTCTAAATGAGAACCTTCAAAGAATTCATTACAGAAGCGCTTAGAGTTAATGCAGATAATACTGTCATGTACTCAACGCAATCAAGCCGTTTCGGTAGCAGCCAAGAAGAGATTGACACTTTTCCAAAGCTTGGTATGTATCATTCGAATGATGCTAAGTACAAAGGCGTAGAAGTTTTTAGCTGTTTTGTTTACAAACACAGCGATGTCACGACAAGCATTTTGAAGGCCATTAAGGGTCAAGATGGACCTTATAAGATGGACGAAAAGACTCGTTTGAAGTTTATCCAAGATGCAGCAAAGTACGCAGCAAAATTAGTGAGTAGCAAGAAGATTGATTTGATTTTGTATCCAAAGTCTAGCTCTGATCTTGATGCACGTTTCGTAGAAGAGATTGTCAAATTGACTAATGTTGCAATTTTGCCTGATGCTGCAGTGAAGAAGCAAATCGAAATCCGTGATGATAACATGCAAGACATGTCTGTGTTTTTGGATGTTGACAATCCTGACTTTTTCAAACTCTCCACAAAATCTATTAAGGCCCTAGAACAAGCATTGATTCGTTCTGTTAGGAAGAATCAAGAATCTGGCAAAGGCGCTGAAATCTCATTGAAGGATATTTACAAAGCTCATGGCAAATTTGTGAAGAACTTTATGGATGCGACTACCAACCTAAATGAATTCGTCGTTGGGCAAAATGTTTTGATCGTGGATGATGTGGCATCTTCTGGATCAACAATCATGGAGATGTCCCGCCTTGCAAAAGAAGCAGGCGCAAAAACAGTTACAGCATTGACTCTGTTCAAGAACCAGTCTTGATAGTTCTGTTCACAAGTTTAACAGAAATGGTTACAATAAGATGCACCAGAAAGATGCTACGTCTTTAGCGTAGCACTAGTTCACAGAAAATCAGCACATGTCATCATCAAAAATCCAAAAAATTCTTGACAATTACACTGCCACCAAGGATCTCTACTATACATTCATAAAGTATATGGTAGATTCGCTTACAATCTGCATGCATTTCACATTGAATGCACCTAAAAATCTACAAAACCCAGTTAGTGAGTGATATAATCTAAGGGACTACAATTACGTAGTCCTTTTTCGCATACAAACAAAAATAATGATTTTTCAACACATAAATTTAATTGTTTAGCGGCCCAAGCCGCACTATAGTATTCAACCCCATCTATTACTACAACTCTAGATTTTTTGAGCTTTAGTGAACTAGTGCTACGCTAAAGACGTAGCATCTTTCTGGTGCATCTTATTGTAAAGAGAAGAGGCTGTCTATTATCACAAACACTAATAGCTGCGCCCAAATTATTATAAATACAAGAACTACCAACATTAAATAGAGGACTACATAGTGTTACTAAACGAAATTTTAGAAGAAGGCTCTGCACCACGCCGCGCGTGGGAAGGCAAGTTAAAAAAGATTGATAAACTACTAGCTTGGATGTATGACAAAGACATCCTCACTAAAAGCGAAAAAGCTAAGAAGGACACTATCTTCAGCGCTTACTACCGTTACTACAATGATGGCGATATGCCTGCTGCATTGAAACTACAAGGCATGAGTAAGTACTCACTAGATACTGAGAAAGAAACTGCACTAGAAAAATATCTAGAAGACTTCATCAAAACTATCTTGGCTAAGTATCTACCAAAGGTAAATCGAGCTGAGTTCCGATTGGATGACATCATTGCTTCACTAAAAACTCCTATCGAGGTATGTGAAAGCTATGACGCTTTTGGTCTGTTGACATATTGGATCAAAAAGGTTAAAGTCCCTGATGACACTGAATTAAAAGGTCTATTAGAAGACGTTCAAGCTAAATATGATGCATTGAAAACTGCTGCTGATGAAATTTCACCAAAAACTTCAAACATCGTCATCTCGTACCGTGTCGAGAAGATGAAGGAAGAAGGCACATGGAATAAGCAATTGGATAAGCAATGGGATGCACTAAAAGCTTCCATGGATCCAGTCACTGCATTCTTGAAGAACCTACTATCTTCAGCTAAAGACCTAAAGAAAGCCAGATTCGGCTCAGATGACTAATGGATCGTATTGACTTAGGGTCATTTCCTAGGTCAAATTCTGTCTAAAGAAGAATGAAGTTCTATTATTGGAACTTCATTCTTCTGCTCTATTCGAAAACCCTAATTCAAAACTAACGCTTTGCTACGTGCTTTGTCACGTAACGTTCTATTATGATAGAACGATTATCATTGGCACCAATAAGTTTGATCAATGTGAATCCATTATTGATGAGCTCAATACGCTTATTAGCATATTGCCTTCATACATGAGGTTAGACATACATAAGTCCAATAAACGCTACATTCGTTTCTCTAATGGATGCCAAGTAGTAACTGAAGCGATAAGCGATAATTTTGGTAGAGGCAGAACAGTAAACCTATTGTATTTGTACAACATCACACAACAAAGAAAAGATAGCTGTTATCAATGGTGGAAATCACCGTGTCATCTGCCTAACCGCAGATAAATAGTGAACATATGCGTCAATCGGCAACGCTTAAAATAAAGTCGATGGTACTCCGCACCTTAGTAAGGGGTCGATGTTGTGCCTGCGCGGAAGAAAAGCGACATACGCTCAAGGCCTGAGCGTGCCTGTGAGGGCAAGTTAAGGCGGACCTGATCGGTTGCAGGTCGACTGTAGCCATAGAGAGCCCGGGTCTGAAGTGTGTGAGCGCACACTCAATAAACAGCATAAACCAATAATCCTACTGCGAAAAGCAGTTATTTCATTGCGGTACATTTCCGCTGCTGATAATTGGCGGCTAAAATCTTCCCTTCGGTAAGGAAGGAACAGTCGTCCGCTCAAGGGTAATCACCTACACGCCCAAATTGCGAACTCGATTGCCTTTGCAGGAAAATCAACTCGATCTTCCTGAATCCTACTCATCCTAAATTATTTTTTTCTATTTAGGTGAATGGAAGGGCTCTCGGTAACCCGAAATTAGCTTTCTTTAATTTTAGGAGAATCTTTGTAGTAGATGTTATCAAATCTTGGGCCGTTTGACAACGCTCTGTCCCTAATTACGCGTCCAGATTTACCAAAAAGCTTGAGAAGCCAAACGCATAGAAAGGTATTCAATTCCGTCGATGATGATGGGTCGACATGTCTTTTGACTTTTTGCATTGTTTACCTTTTCTTCTTCAGATAAAGGTCTACGCTTCTTGCCTCGCAAGCTCGCCGCTATTTTTTCTTTAGTCTCCTGCGAAATTGGTTTTTGCTTCCCTCTTCTTGAATCTGCAATTCTTTTTCTAATTTCTGGGTTTGAATTGACGTGGTCCCAAGACCCTCCACCAAGAGCAATATTCATACATAGAGAATCGTTTAGAAAGCTCTTCATTAACTAATTGCTTCTCTCTAGATTTCAACTCTTCCCTGCTAGGCAGAAATTCAAGAATCTAAAATTTGTGATTCTCAGCTCCGTACTTGTTTAACGAGTATTTGATCCTCTTACCAGAACCCATATATCCATCATTCAAACCATCAGTCGAATGCATACCAATGTAGTATTTTTGATTGATGTTATTTGTTGTCTTGTAGATGAAGTGGTATTGTTTAGGTTTTCTTGGTATTTGATTCCCTGTTGTTTTTCTTTATTTATGGAACAATGTGGAAAATCGTGAAAGGGAAGGGCTCTCTATTGCCTAAAATTTGATGACTCTGAGGCACAATAAATACTTTGTAAACTATACGGAGTATTGCTATGCAAGGAATCAAATATACGCGAGAGATGGTTGAAGAAGTGGATCGCTGTATGAAGGACCCTAACTACTTCATCCGCGAACACGTAGGTATCCGTCTGACTACCGAACAAAAGCAAATGCTTTTAGCATTTCGTTCCGGTAAGAACATTGCATCCTGCACAGAACGCCAAAAAGGTAAGACTACAGTCCAAGCGTTGTATGTGCTTTGGTGCGCATGCTTCTTTCAACAACGCGCAATCCTTTGGGGTGCTACCAACACGGTAACCCTCCAACTTACTCGTGAACTCATTGGCAAGTTCTACGGCAGAGTGCCAGTCTACATGAAGCCTGGTATTCGATTCGTCAACAATACTTCGATAGAGTTTGACAACGAAACCCATATTAGCTTCCAGGTCATGACCGAAAACTTTGGCCGTGGCACGTCTGTATCACAAGCCGTGCTCGACGAGTTCGCATTCGCAAAGCATCAAGAAATGTTTGACTTGTTGATTCCGCACTTCATTGCATGCAAAACTCAAGTTATTTCATGCAGCACAGGAAATCCTGGCTCTAAGTTCGACAAGATCCTAGACCACGAGCAGTTTGAGTCTCTAGTGTTTGGAGGTTGGCATGGCGGGTAATGACTATCTAAAGTCGCCAAATGCAACCTCAGAATACACACCAGAGCTGATTCAAGAACTGTACAAATGTAAGCATGATCCAGTATACTTCATGCGCAACTATGTGTTTGTGCAGCACCCAAAGCGCGGCCGAGTACCATTTGATCTGTACAAGTATCAGGAACGCTTAGTCAACGCAATCCACAACAACCGTCACACAGTTGTTCTTGCATCTCGCCAGGCTGGTAAGACTATTACCATTTCGATCTACTTGCTGTGGTTCGCAATGTTCCATGACGACAAGACTGTGTTGGTAGCATCGAACAAGTTTTCAAACGCTCTTGAAATTATGCAGCGTGTTCAGTACGCATACGAAGAACTTCCACACTGGCTAAAGCCTGGCGTTACTGAGTTCAACAAGACTTCAATGGAGTTTGACAACGGCTCTCGTTTCTTCTCTCAAGCAACTACTGGCGATACTGGTCGCGGTAAGTCGCTTTCGAAGATGTTCATCGACGAATTGGCATTCGTACGTAAGACAATTCAAGATGAGCTATGGGCTTCGATCGCACCGACCCTATCGACTGGTGGTGACATGATCGTGTCTTCCACCCCTAATGGTGACAACGAGTTGTTCTCGACTATCTGGCGGGGCGCAAAACTTGGCGGCAGCACAAATGGCTTCGTCCCGGTTGAAATTAGTTGGGACGAACACCCAGAACGTGATGAGGCTTTCAAGAGCAGCATGATCGCCAAGATTGGCGAACTCAAGTGGCGTCAGGAATTCGCAAATGAATTCGTCTCGTCTGATCCATTGTTGATCAACTCTATCAAGCTTCAACAGATGCGTCCTATGCCTCCCAAGTTTGAAGACCATGGATTCAAGTTCTGGGGTGAAGTGAATCCAAACAATTCGTACTATGTTGGTTGTGATATTTCAGTAGGTATTAACGGCGACTACTCAACAATTCAAGTCATGGAGTTTCCGACGATGCGTCAGTTTGCAGAGTTCCGGTCGAACACCATTTCACCGCAAGCTTTGTATAAACGAATCAAGTGGATCTTGGAATATTTGAAGAGACCGGATGTACCTAATGCTAAGACCCCTGAAGTCTATTGGAGCTTTGAGAATAACGGCGTTGGTGCTTCTATTGTTGCTCTATACCAGAATGAAGATAACTTCCCTGACGCCATTCTGATGAACGACAAAGATAGAATTGGTATGGTAACTTCTAACAAGTCGAAGATCCTTGCTTGCTTGGAGCTGAAACGCCTGATTGAGAAGAACACGAATGGTCTTCAGATCTACTCTGATTTGTTCATTGAAGAACTAAAGAACTATGTGTCTAATGGCAAGAATACGTATCATGCTAAACCTGGTGCAACGGACGATTTGATCGCTGCAATGCTGGTTGTGATGAACGTGTTCAAACGTGCAGCTGATTATGAAACAGAAGTATTTGACTCCATCTATAAAGATAACTGTGATGATGACGAGTTTGATTCGGATGATCCATTTGGTGCCGAGGCCGCCCCTATGGTATTCTGATAAATATCTTTAAGAGGAGACTAACTTGGTCTCCTCTTTTCTAAGGAGAAACCCATGGACTTTTTTGGTTCACTCGTGTCAAACATCTGGTCGTTGTTGATTGGTTCTGTCTTCGACATTCACACTTACGTTGGTATCATTCTTGGTGTGTTGTTTATGCCATTCTGGACTTGGTTCTATGGTTGGGCTAAAAGCAAGATCGAAGCTAAGTATCCTGCAGCAGAGCCTATCATCGATGAAGTTGAGAATGCGGTTCACGCAGTGGAAGGTGTCATCAAACCTGTTACCAAAGCTATCCAAAACAAAGAAAGCGGCAAGTGAAACTTCCGCTTCAATGATATAATGAATGTATTGATAGAAAAATAGAATCGGTACCTTCTTATCCCATTTAAAGGCCGCCTATTCTGTGTGGCCTTTTTTGGCCATTACCCCTTGAGTTTTGACCTTCGTCTTGCGCGGTTGGCACTACTGGAGAAAATAATGAAAGAACAATTTGAAAAGTTCTTTGCAGAGTTTCGTAACACCAAGCTTTGGAAAGACATGGAAGCAACCACGGAAAATTCTCTATGGCACCGAGAATCGAGTGTTGCACGCCATGTTGAAATGATCTTAGAGGAATATGAAAAGATCGCACACTTGAGGTCTGAACGGCAACAAGCTTTAACTTGGCTTTGTATTTGTTTTCATGACACTGGTAAGCCGCATGCCAAGAAAGACAAGTATACCGAAGAACGTGGCCACTACACTTCGTTCGGTGGCCACGAACAAATCTCCGCACGTATCTGGGAGAACTATGCTGTTGATAATTGGAATCGTTGGAAGCAACTCAAGAAGACGTTTAACTTGAAAGAGTCTGACATCTATGTGATTTCATGGATCATTGAAAACCATTTGCCTCACAACTTCTCAAAGGAATCTGAAATGCGTCGTATCGCTACTCAGATGGCTTCGCCTGAGTTTGAGAACGGAGCCTTGGCTGACGTGTTCTATGACCAGCTGATTTGCGATCAAAAGGGCCGCATCTCTGACAATCACGAGAAGAATATCCGTGAGGTCGAGGAGTTCATCGAGAACATCAAGTCTACACCTACTTCCCGTTTAGCTGATCATGCTGACGATGCTCCTGAAATGTGCATCATGATTGGAACTTCTGGCTCTGGCAAGTCGACATATTCAGCTACTAAGAAAGGGTACGAGAAGTACTCGTTGGACGCTTGTCGTCTTGAGTATGCCGCATCCAATGGTGTGAAGGGTGAGAACGACATCGACAGATACTCATGTGCATTTGACTATTGCGGTAAGCATCGTGGTCCATTTCGTCAGTATGCTGATCAGCGCTTCCAAGCATTGATTGATCGTGGTGTGAACATGGTTATCGACAACATGAACGTGAATTACAAAGCTCGCGAGAACTATATTCATGCCGCAAAAGCTGCTGGATACAAAATCACTACTGTGTTGTTCCCGATCACTCATGAGAAACTTTTGGAACGCCAGAAGTCTCGCAAGGATAAGACAGTACCAATCGACTGCGTGTTGGATCATTATAAACGCATTTCTATGCCTTGGGCAGGAACCGAATGTCATTCGGTGGAAATCTGCACTGACAATATCGATTAAATGACAGCACAATTTGGTGGGGTGAGTAGTATA